ATTTTATAACTTGCAATCCTACCTATGAGGAATTGAAACAGTCTAAAAGACTGATAAACCTTCTTTGGGGCTCCACTTGCAATCCTACCTATGAGGAATTGAAACAAGCAAACGTAAGAATGACACGAATTCCCTTCACTTCTTGCAATCCTACCTATGAGGAATTGAAACCTCAAATATGCAGAAGCAAATCTCATCACAAGCTTTCTTGCAATCCTACCTATGAGGAATTGAAACTCTACGAACTCCAGTAAATATTTTATTTTTTTCTGTCTTGCAATCCTACCTATGAGGAATTGAAACTCTAATAACTCTTTCCTATGATTATGAACCCATTCAACTTGCAATCCTACCTATGAGGAATTGAAACAAACTTTTAGGTTTACAAAATTTAGAAAAAATAAATCTTGCAATCCTACCTATGAGGAATTGAAACTGGCAAGATGCTTTTCCAACATTGAATAAATCCTTAATAGGTCTTGGTTTTGAAGATGAAGGAATTTTCAAAGTTAATTCATTTTGGGATTATGTTGATGATGTTGACCTTATCGCAACATTTGATACTTATTCGCAAGATATATTTGAATATTTGAAATCAAAAGGATATAAAGTATTTGCCCCGGGTTTTGGTGAATGGATTGAAAATGATAGGTTATTTGGCAGACAAATACAAGCACAAGTCGGGCTTCCAGTCCAACAATCAACAAAAATAACAGGGGTTGAAAATTTAAGAGAATATCTTAAAAACAATCCAGATGTTTATGTTAAATTAAATTCTTTTAGAGGTCTAATTGAAACATTTTATTCAAAAGATTATGAATCATCTGAAGTATTTCTTGATTATATATCAGAAAAATTAGGTCAAGCAAAAGATAGAATTGATTTTCTTGTTGAAAAAAAGATAGATGGATTAGAGCCGGGATATGATGGTTTTGTTGTTGATGGGCAATATCCAAATTATGGCTTATTTGCATATGAGAAAAAAGGCAGTGGATACATTGCAAGTGTTCAAAAATATCAAGATATACCAGAACCAATAAAAATTATCAATGATAAATTAGCAAAATTTTTCAAAGATAACAAAATAAGGTCTTTCTTTTCAACAGAAGTTATAGTGACAAAAGAAAGGGAAGGTTATTTAATAGACCCAACAGTTAGGTCACCTATGCCTGTTCCGACAGCAGTTCAATTAGAAATATATGATAATATCCCTGAATTTATCTATGAAGCGGGCGTCAATGGGAAATTGATTGATTTAGAGCCGAAATATAGATATGGAGGTGGTGTTGCATTAGACAGTGATTGGGCTAATGATAATTGGATGGAAATAATAATCAAAGATAAAGATATACTTCCATATGTTAAATTTAGAAGAGTTATTAAAAAGGATAATAGATTTTTTGCAGTCCCGGGCTTTTCAAGTGTTTGTTCAGTTATTGGGCTTGGTGATAGTGTTGATGAGGTCATCAATCAAGTTAATGAGCGGTTAGATTATATCAGTGGTTTTGAATTGCAAAAGAATACAACTGGTTTAATGTCAATCAAAGAAGACATTGAAAAAGGTGAAAAAGAATATAATTTATCATTTAGGAGCACATTATGATTTTTGATAAAATAATAGCATTTTTTAATAAGCAAAAAACGACAAAACCATTTATTGATGTTGAATTAGCTGCAGATGATGAGGCGATATATAGGCGGTATGGTTTAACACCTTGGTTTGAGGATAGTTTATTACAAGCAAAAAATCTAAAACTATATCGCCAAATGATGACAGATGCAGAAATTTATTCTTGTATAAACACATTAAAAATAATAAGATTATCAACAGGATGGGAAATACAACCAGCAAGTGATAATTCAAGAGATATTGAATTAAGAGATTTTGTTGATTATAATTTATCAAATCTTGAAGGTTCTTTTGATGATGATTTAAGAGAAATAATGAGTGCTATTGAATATGGTATAAGCATAAATGAATTAGTTTGGCGAGTTGAAGATAAAGGGAGATACAAAGGCAAAATTGTTCTTGGCAATATTAAGCAGAAAAATCCTGATAAATTTAATGTTCAAACTGATGATTTTGGAAATATTAAACCTGATGGTTTAATAAATATAAGCCCATATGATTATGGGAAAAAATATCCAATAGAAAAATTTTTAATTTATTCATTTAACAAAGAATTTGAAAATGTATGGGGGAAATCAACATTAAGGAGCCTTTATGAATTATGGATGTTAAAGCAAACTTTAATTAAAGCTTGGGGAGTTTATCTTGAAAAATATGGGATGCCAATAACAAAAGCAAAAGTTCCATTTAATTATTTTCAAAATTATGAAATGATAAATCAAATTAAAAAGGTTCTTAATCAATTTAGAATGGAAACAAATATTATAGTTCCTGATAATGTTGAAATTGAGATAATGAAAAATGACAACACTGGTGGAAGTCCTTTTGATAAAGCAATAGAGGCGATAAATGAGCAAATAAGAAGGACAATATTGGGGCAAACACTAACAGGTAATGCGGGGAGTTCAAGTTATGCACTTGGAAAAGTTCATTTTGATATTCTCTTGTTCTATGTTGAGCAATTAGGTAAAGATGTTGCTGAAAAAGTTATAAATAATCAATTGATAAAAAGATTGATTGATTATAATTTCTCTGATGTTGATTATTATCCTAAATTTGTATTTAAACCATTGGTTCAAGATGATATTGTTCAAATCATAGAAAAATACTATGCTGGTGTCCAAAATGGAATTATAAAGCCAATCCCAGAGGATGAAAATAAGATTAGAAGTTGGTTAAAACTTCCAGAGAGAGAAATTAGCACTGATAATGAAGCACAAGATGATGTTGGTGTTAATCTAATTGGGTTTACAGAAAAAAATAAAATATTTACTGGAGTTCGTAGAAGGACTTTTACCAAATATGAAGAAAAAGTTAATTTTATTGATATGCGAGATATTATTGAAAATCAGACAAGCATATTAACAATAGATTTAGCAAAAATAATTGAAGAAAGTTTACAAGATTTATACAAGCAAATAGAAAAGAAAAAGATTATAGATGAAAAAAATATGAAAGCAATAGATGATTTGAATTTGAAATATCTTGGGGATATAAAATCAAAATTTTATGATATGCTTGTTCGTGTATATGAACAATCACATAGGGTTGGCAAGCAAATATTAAGTCAAAAGAAAAAAGAATTAAAATTTCAGAGCATTGATTTTAGAAAGATGACACCAAAAGAAGTTATGGATTTCTTTAAGCAAAAATCATATTTTATGACACAAGTAGAAAGGGATAACATTTTCAAAATAATAAAGCCGATTTTGTTCAATGTTATTAAATCAGGAGGCACAATAAAAGATTTTATCAAACAAGCAAATGATAAATTTGAACAATATATAAGGCAAGGTGAAATAGATGAAGATGAGAGATATTCATCATCAAGATTAGAAACAATAGTTAGAACAAATGTTAATGAAGCATTTAATTATGGTTTGAGAATGTATTATGAAGATCCTGATTTAGATGGTTTTGTTGAAGCATATCAATATTCTGCTATAATGGATGATAGAGTTAGACCAAATCACGCTATATTAGATGGGCGAGTGTTTTCTGTAAGTAATCCTGTTATAGATAAAATAACTCCGCCCAATGGATATAATTGTTTTGATGAATTGACAGAAGTTTATACAAATCAAGGTTGGAAGTTTTTCAAAGAATTGAAAGGTAATGAAGATTTTCTAACAATAAATCCAAAAACAAAAATGATAGAATGGCAAAAAGCAATAAGATGGTATGAAGATAAATATGAAGGTGAAATGTATCATTTTAATGCTTGGAATTTTGATTTAAAATGCACACCTAATCATAGTTTATTAGTCCAAAAATCTTGGGATAGGCATCAAGGGAAAAACAATCTTAAATTGATTTATGCTAATCAAATTGCTGATAGCGATTTGTTTTATAGAACATCAAAGTGGGTAGGGAAGGATAAAGAAAAATATCTTGGCTTAATGAATGCAAAAACATTTGCGAGATTTATGGGATATTGGCTATCAGAAGGGAGTATTTCTCAATCAAATCATTGGGTTATCAAAATAGCACAATATCAACAAGATAAAAAATATGAAATAGTTGAAAAACTATCAGAAATCAAAGAATTGCTATGGATTGGGAAAGATGCAATTTATATTAAGCCACTACCTATATTGGTTGAATATCTAAAACAATTTGGCAAATCTTTTGAAAAATATGTTCCAGTAGAGATAAAAGAGATGTCAAAAGATAATATAAGAGAATTTTTAGATGCATATCTTTTAGGTGATGGATATATAATACCAAAGCATAAATTTGAAAATGGATATGAAAGCAATGAGATTAAATCTTATATGACTTCAAGTAAAAAGATGGCTGATGATTTAGGTGAGTTAATACTAAAAATTGGTCATTATCCATCTTTTACACTTGAAAAAAGAAAAGGGAAAGAAGTTGAATTTAGAAATGGTATTTTTAAATTGAATACTGATATATATTATGTTAGAGAATTAGAAAGTGAATATTTTACATTTCATAAAAAGCATTTAAATAAAGAACAATATAAAGGTTTTATTTATTGTGTAGAAGTTCCAAAATATAATACTTTATGGATTAGAAGAAATGGTAAAACAGTATGGGCTGGTAATTGCCGCTGTGTGCTTATCCCAGTAGTCAAAGGTGAACAATGGGAAGAGAGCAAATTACCTGCTAATTGGAGCCCTGATCTAGGCTTTGAAAAGTGATAAAGGAGGTGAATAATGATATATCAAGATTATGAGATATGGACATTTAATGGATGGCAAAGAATAGGCACTATAACTAAATCAGATAAAATAATGGTTTTTGATTTAAGAAAAAGAATGTCAACATTTAGAGAAGTAGGTGAGATAAAAGCAATAATAAAAGATAAAAATATTTTTAAAAATACAAATTATGATTTTGTTTTTTGTGATGAAAATAACTTTTTAAATGAAGATTACAAAATAATAAAACCAAAAAGCGAACTAAAAATTTTATGTGATAGTAGAACCTTATGGCACATTGAAGATGTTTTAAAATCAAATGAAAAAGTGAAATTTTATACTTTTCATTTAGAACCATATGAATTTGTCTATGTAAGAAATGTTATATCTTTATATATAGGATGGAATAATGAAACTATTGACAAGGGGTATAAGAAAACTGCTAAAATTAAAAATGTAAGTTAAAAAATTTATTTTGGGGGTTTGGGACTTTGGGTATGCCAAGCAAAGAAGAACTTGAAAAGTTAATTCAAGATTGTATGTCCAAAAAGGGCTGGACATATGAACATTGCAAAAAATATATTGCTGGTGGAATTTGGGGTGGTCAACATCCAACAATTGAAGAAGTTCATATCCCAGATCAACTAAAAGTAGAAAAAAAGAAAAAATTATTTTCAATTGATGCAGTCCCGATTTTGAAAGTTGGGAAATGGACTGATATGTATGGGAATAATGTTGAATTTACTATTGATGATTTAGATGAAATTGCGAAAAATACAAATGCTTTATTAAAAACTAACTTGGTGGAACCACCATTGAAACTAGGGCATAGTGAAAATCAGAAATTAGCACAAGAAGATGGGTATCCTGCAATTGGTTATGTTGCAAGAGTTTATCGCTTGGGTAATACATTATTTGCTGACTTCGTTGATATACCTGAAAAGATTTACAATTTAATCAAAAATAGAGCATATTCAAAAGTTAGTGCTGAAGTTTATACTAACTTGAAACATCCAGATACAAATGAAAACATTGGTAAAACATTAAGAGCAGTTGCTTTACTTGGTGCTGATTTACCTGCGATAAAAGGACTTGGGGATATTGAGAAAATTTACAACAAAGAAGGTGAATATCAAATTCTTAATTTTAGTGAAAAAGAATTAGGAGGCAATATGCAAAAATGGACATTAGAAGATGTTAAGAAAATGGTTCCCTGTTGTGTTGATATAATCAAAAAGTTTATGGAAGAAGATAAGATAACAGAATTGGATACAAATAAACTTGCTGAATATTTAACAAAGATAAGGATAATGAAATTGCAAGAAGAAGGGAT